CTCTAGTTTGCCTTTGGCCTCACGCTTACGCATATCCTCAATAACTAATGTTAAAATATTTGAGTCCATATTTATTATTTAATTTTTCCAAATTGTATCAGTTTTACCATAACAATCACAAATTTCCCTAAATCTATGTTGTGTATATAGCTGATTATTTATGTATGTATTTTCAATATAAATTTCAATATGACTTTCAATGCAAGGTGTGTGAAGTTTATATTTTTTACCATTTATTTCTCCATCCCAACAAGAAGTAAATAAAAATAATATTAAAATATATTTCATTATTTATCGGTTTTTTGATGGAATTTATGACAAGTATTGCATTGGTATCTTATTTTCTTTACTCCGGATGCCGTTATTCTAGTGCCGTGCCTCATTAAATCTTCGCTTCCACATTCAGGACAAGTACCTTTATATTGGTTAAATCTTACTCCATAATGCGTTTTAGCGTCTATATGATTATTTAGTTCTTTGTGTACTTTCTCTAATAAAACAACGTCTTGGATGCAGTAGTCAATCATTTTATTCAACGCTTTTTTATCGTTCTTTAGCATTATGTCCTTCCATAAATCAAAGTCAGTATGTAGTTTTTGTCCTATACCTAAAAACTTGCCTATGTAGTCTAAACGGTTTGAATTAAACCTAAATTTAGAACGTGCTATTTTTAACGTGTCAATAGTAGTGTAAGATGGAAACATTTCAATCCTATGATATAGGCATCGTGTCCTAATCCAAGCTAAATCAAATTTATCGCCATTATGACCAATTAATTCGTCTGCTTCGTTAGCAACCTTAATAAATTCTTGTAGTAACTTTTTGTCGCATTGTTTTGCGTCCCAATGTAAATAATAGACATCCTCAGCCTCTTCCCATTTATAGCAGATACAAATTATTGCACGTTCTTTTATTATGTTTTCCGTACCAATATTTAATTTAAATCCGGAAGTCCAGAATAAGCCTACGTTGGCGCTTACTTCTATATCGAAGTAAAGCCTTTTACGTTGTGTTTTCATTATGTTGGGTTTGTTTATATGCTATCCCTTATTAGGTCTGCTTCTGCCTCTCTTCTAATTACTAAGCCATCAAGTCCTACCCCTTCCCACAGTCTTTTACTCTTTTCAATCTCTTCAGCAATGCCTTCGTAATCTTTTAATTTTACCAATTCTACTATCGCTCTCATTTCCTTTCTTCTATCTCCGGCTAAACTTGTACCCCTGTTAAACACCATTGATACTAATGCTCCTTGAGTGTCCTCGTTTAAATGGATCATTTCAGGGTAAATAGTTAATGCTGCTTTATAAAATCTAGGTACTGAGCTTTTAACGAAAACATCATAAGCAATATTGTACGGTATGCGAACATTTAATACTTCACCTTTAATCATTGCTTTAGCCTTTTCTCCTTTTAAACCACATAAAGGCTTCAACGCATTGACAAAGTTTAAATTCAAGCTAGGCGACCAATCAGCCAAAAATTGTTTTTCGGTATTATAGCCCAAATCGTAGCCTATTCCAATCGTACATCCCGAAGCTCCACCTGGCCACGTTGGTTTTTGTAGGGCTTTCTCGTAGTAACTACGACCCCCTATTTCAAATTGTATGATTAAATCAATTGATTTTTTAGAAATCATATTATTTTATTACTTTGTCAATCATTGTATCAGGAGCAAATAATAAGCCAATGCCTGTGCTAATACCTACCAAAGCACCTGTCCAATCAGCTTTACCTAAAAATACTGTCGCAATCGCTCCAATTATTAAAATCAGTCCTATTGTGGTAGTTTTCCACGCTTTTAAATTCTTCATATTAAAATAACTTTTTATAGTAGCTAACCGAATATTGGTTAGTCGTAATGCCAAAGTTAAATAAATCGTTTTTAGCCGTTTTAAAGGTCAAGCCTACTCCTATGCCTAATTTGTTGTCAAAGCGCCTTAAATCGCCTAAAACACCCAAATAAAGGCTATTCTTGTCCTTGTGGTATATGTCGTTTGTGATTTTGATAGTTCTTTCCTTGATATGTGCCAAAAATTGCCTTCCCTGAATTGCATTTTGACTAATGGTGTCAATAATGGTAAATTTTGAACTATCTAGTGTAAATGTGTCCGTATAGACTTTTGTAGTTAAATAGTCTTTAACTATCGTTACGGTATCGTGAATTGTATCTAGGATGAAATTATCCTGTAAAACTAAATAAGGGATGTCTTTCCCTTTTGTGTACTTAGTAAAAGTTTTCTGCTGGTAAACCGTGTCAATCTTTGTAATGATAACCGGCTCGTCTTTAGTGTAGCGTGAAGTCCTCGCTATGAAGATTATAAGAATAGCCACCAATAATGTAATGACTACCTCTTTCATTATTCGCGGTCTTGTTTGTTTTCTAATGCAACAAATAACTTGTTTAAGCTAGTTTGTATATTGTCAAGTTTCTTGGCTATCACATCCTCTTGCTTTTCAACCATATTAACACGCACCTCAAGTTCTTTCAGTTTTAAACTTACTTTAACGTAGATGCTAATTAAACCGATTATTATAGCAATGGCTTGTCCAGCCAAGAAAATTGCAATAGTTTCCATTTAGTCCTCTTTTGGTGCTTCAGCTTGTTGAACTCCTTGCTCTTTTGCCAAATTTCCTAAGAACTGAAAAATAGGATTTGCATACTTAGCAGGAAGCTCTAGTAAATAAGCCTCTAATTCTTTTACTTGTTGTTCTGATAATGTAATCATAGTTATTTATTTTATACAAATATATTAATTAAAAATCTATATAAACCAAAATTAATTTATTGGATTTTCGAAAGGTAACGGAAGTACTACAATCGGTGGATTAATAATATTCTCTATTTTTTGGTCTAATGCTAAGTCTATTGCCGGAACATCTAAGCCTGCTTCTAACCATCCACATACTTGCTCGTAGGTTAAATCAGGATAAGCTGTAAAGTCGGTTTCGCTAGGTGTAGAACATCCCATTGTTCCGTAACTAGAAACTAAAATTTCGTCTAATTGTGCCGTTCTAGTAAAGTGAACAGTTACCACTACATCAGTTAAGCCATCTTCCGTTGGCTTTGTGTCCATTTGATTAATTACCCATTGATAAGTTGTTGCCATTTTATTTTGCTTTAAATTTCCTATTGGATTTCCATTATGCGTTGTTAAATCTACATATAATCTATCCATTAATTTTTATTTTTTAATTCGTCTATTTCTGCTTTAAGTTCTTGTATTGCTTTTACTAGCATTGGTACTAGTACTGATGTTTTAATCATTTTTTTATCAGACTTGCCATCAGTTTCAACCATAGATGGGAATACTTCCTCAAACTCTTGTGCTATAAAACCTATTTGTTTTGTTTCATCTCCAATCAAATTAAAATTTCTAACTTTTAATTGAAGCAAGTCATAAAGTTTAGGTGTGGCATCTATTATATTTTCTTTTAAGGAAATATCCGATAAGGTACCGTAACTATTATTTACATTTACTATATTACCGTTGCCATAAATAAATGTCTTATTTGCTCCACCTGTTTCTAAAACATAACCATAGGAACTTGTATTATTACAATTTGAACCAAGTCTAACGGTTAACGCATTCATTCCTGATACGTTATTATTGTTTCCTTTTATGTCAAGCAATCCATCACTTGTAATTCTAACCCTTTCTGTACCGTTAGTCAATAAATTTATATAGCTTCCTGTTCCACCTGTATTCCCTGCACTTAAACTAAGTTCTCCTCTTAAATTTGAGCCACCTCTACTATTAGAAACTAAAGTAATATTTGCACCATAAGTTGTACCCGCAGCCTCTCCACCTGATATGCTTAAATACCCCTCATTGGAATTTCCATAAATAAATTGACCATTTTGTCCTGTATTCCCAAATCTTAAATCCCCCCCACTTGTAATACGCATTCTTTCGGTATTATTAGTACCAAATCCCATAAAACCTGCTTCTGCTATTCCAAATTGCATATTTCTTGCTCCTTGAGTCCAATATATACTATCGGTTGCAGTATGATAAATATAGCCTTGCCAAGTTCCACCAATACTAAAAGCTAATAAAGACGTGCTTGTCCCATTTATATCAAGCGTTGTTCTACCTGAAGCAGTAAGGTTAGGCGAACTTGTTCCTATACCTACATTCCCCCCACTTGTAATACGCATTCTTTCGGTTTGACTTGTAAACCATCTATGCATACCACTTGCAGTAGTACCTGCCCAATATTGTAAATCCGATTGGTCTGCAACAGTAAAACCGTATGACTCACTTGTGCTTTTAAATAAATAAAACTTTAATGTGTCAAATGCAGGAGAACCTGATTTATAAGAATTATCCATTTGTATTGCCGTTGGTGTTGTAAATGGCGTTCCACTACCCGAAACTGAACCAACGTGTAATAATGAAGTTGGAGAGCTTGTTCCTATACCTACATTGCCCCTATTATTAATACGCATTGCTTCATACATTGCGTCAGTATTATAGCTTCTTATTGAAAAAGCAAGTGAACCATAAGCAACGTTATCTCCACCCAAAATACCACTTATATTAGCTATATTGGTTCCATCAGTATTTATAAATCTAATGTTTTGACTATCCCCAATTGCGCCTGTACCTGTTGTTCTTAAGTTTAATAAATTAATACTTTCAACACCAGTACCTGATTTTGCTATTGTACTATTTATTCCTGCTGCCGTTACACTACTAGAGAATACTGCACTTGTACCATTTAAAGCACCTGTAAATCTTCCTGTACCATTAACATCTAATAAATAAGAAGGGCTACTAGTTCCAATTCCAAAATAACCATTAGAGGCTAATAATCTAGCTCTTTCGGTATCAGCCGTACCTAATATTAAATCCCCACCGTTTCTAGTACCTATCGCAAAGTTTGAAGCATAGTTACTAAAGAACAAAGCAAGGTTTGCTCTTGATATTCCAAAGTCGCTACCGGATGCAGAACTTGAATATTGTCTAAAATATGAAGTTGAAGTATCGTTATAGTTTCTTACTGCAATCTCACTATAATCACTTGCACTATTTGTTTTTAATAAGAATGAAGCTGCTGCACTTGCGTTATAAACATATAACTGTGCTAAAGCTGAACTAGGATTTCCTATTAATAAATTAGTTCCGTCAAACTTTAAATTGTTAGAACCTGTAATGCTTGAAGTTCCATTAAAGTAAGTAACCTGACCACTTGTACCTGTTCCGGTTACCGGATTAGTTAAAGCATTTTGTTTACTGTTAAAAGTGTTCCAATCCGTAGAACTTAAATAGCCATCAGTTGAAGTAGTCGCTTGACTTATTGATAAAACATTTGAAGTAATACTTAAAGGGCTTGATGCACTTGTTATTCTTAAACTATATGCAGTGTCCCAATTCGTTTGACTTGCAGTTGTAGGCAATGAATATCCTGCAGCAAAAGATAAAGCTAAAGTTCCACTTGTAGTTACAGGGCTTCCACTTACGCTAAAACCTGTTGGAGCAGATAAAGCAACACTCGTAACCGTTCCACTTGTCAATTGACTTGTTAAAGCTACCGTTCCTGAAGCAGCCGGAAATAAATAAGTATAATCACTACTATTATAAAAACTTAAACTAATTCTTTTATTTGTATCTCCATCATATAAAGCTAAAGTGCTATTTCCTGAACCTACACCCTTAATAGCATATATAGAATAATAACCCCCAAATGCCGTAATTGATGCGTCAAACTTTACATTTAAAGCATTATCAAAAGCAACAGGAGTATTAAATGTTTTTAACCCTGTGATTGTTTCGTTACCGGCTAAATGTACTACTAAGCTATCATTTGCTGGTGTATATCCTAAAGCCGTTGAAATACTTTTATTTTCCCAAAGGCTTGTTGAACTGTTATAAAATATTCCTTCATTATTTATTGTAGGGCTTGAAATAGCTACATCGTGTAATTCTCCTAATTCGTAGCCGTTTTGTATTCTAACCTCTACTACTCCTTGAGTTGGATGTGATCTAACTACAATACCTACATAAACTAAATGAATAGGCGCAGAAGGCTTTGTTGAAGTCCACGCTCCGGCAGTCGTACCACTTAAATAAAGTTGTGTGCCATTTGCATAAGCCTGAGTATCTAAATCGCTTAATGAACCTATAACAGTTACAAAACCGTTATTCATATTAGTAATATCTGCTCTTACTACTCCGTAAGTTTGTGCGCTTGTTGCATCGCTTGTTGCTATCGCCTTAGCTACCGTTGGCAAATTACCGTGTCCACCGTTAATGTAAACAACAGTTCCCTTAGTCAAGGTCGCTCCTGTTTCATTGTAAACCTCAGTAATTAAATTTTGTGCAGCCGTTGCAGTTGAAGGAAATGTAATTAAACTTCCGTCTCCTGCTACATATTGAGCCGAAGTACCGGCAAAGCCTATATTGATTGTCCCACTTGTAGTAATCGGAGAGCCTGTAATTGTTAGAGCATCCCCACTTTCAGTAACCGCTACGCTAGTAACCGTTCCACTCGCTCCACTCGCTCTTTGCCAAATACTTCCTGAGTATATAACTTGGTCGCCTACATAAAAAGTAATTGGCCCAGCACCAAAGTTAACCGTTCCGGCTACGTTACATAAATAAACGTCTCCTTGATTTCCTGTGCCGTTAGCTAGAGTAGGTGTGTTAGTAGCTGCATCCCAAGTACCTTTATATTCCATTACTGAATTTGGTAACTGAGATACTAATATCTTTCCGTTGCTATCTAATTGTGGAATACCATTTGCAACGTTAATAGGCAAAGAATTAAGAACACCTGTTGAGCCGGTAATTACACCTTCTAAACTTCTAACTTTTGCGCCACTCGTTATTACTAATTGATTGCTCATTTATCTATTTTTATCTATTGAAATAAAGCCCTTACATATTCCCCACTTTCTAACGCTCTACTGAATGTTAAAATGCCTGTAGCTGAGTCCCATTTAACTTGCTCGTTCACTGGAGTACCTGAACCAATTATATCCTGAACGTCAACACCACCCCTTGAAACGTACAAACAATTCTTTCCTAGCATATCAGTCCAAGTAATTGTAGTTTCTGCGCCTGCAGCCGTATAACCTTTTGTATAAACTACTCCACCTGCAACGATAACTGTTCCACTTGGGTCAACCGTAGTTCCACTTGTTGCGTAAGCTCCTGTCCCTTGTAAAGAAACCGAATAAGTTGCTATATCCTTAAATGGCGCATTCATTTGAAAGTTACTTAAGTTAGTCGTTCCACTAATAATAACTAATCCGTCAACACCATTATCAATAACAAACTTTATATTTATTGGAGTTCTATTTTGTTGTATGTTTAAGAAGTTTAAATATCCGTAACCGTTTAAAGTTACTATACCATCGCAACTTACCGTCCAACTAGCCATATCTAACTTATATTGACGATACCAAGACGAAGATTGAGATGTTACTTCCTTTTGATCTACTTGTACGTTAAACGTGCAATTAGTTGAACACGCAAAAGGTATATCACGTCCATCAGGATATTCCAAAGATGGTGCTTCGTGATAATAAAGCATTATATTTTTTCCTTTTATTAAGTCTGCCATAATTACAAATTTAACTATAAATTTCTAGTATCTGCCCTTCACTACTAATCTTATAAACGTGTATCGCTGGGTCTAAATCTAATTTATACCATAAGAACGAACCGTTAAACGGAACGGTCAAAGTATCGTTATTGAAGAATAAATATCCTACAGGTGGGTCTTGCTCGTCAGTACCCGAATAAACAACATCTGAACCAACGGTTGCAGCTGCAGCTTCCGAATAAGTATCATATCCTTCACTTCTATATCTAACAAAATATTCCGTTTCAGGGTTAATAACTGAACTATCGTATTTAGTAGTTACTACTGCATTCGGATTATCTAAGTCAGTAATCTCTAATAAAGAACTTTGTATATTATCATTAAATAAATCCATTGTAGTATTTCCTACAATATATTTTTTATCCTCTACGCTAATTTGAGGCGGGTCAGTATCTTCTGCTTTTATTCTCATTGCTCCACTAAAACGACCATTAGTAGTGTCCATACTTGTAAACGTACAATCTAAATTAATAATGTTTTTAGATAATACGTTTGCATATTGCTTTACTACTAACTCGCTTAAAGAT